AGATTAACTCAGGAGCGGGTAACTGATAAGGATTAGCTACAAAGCTTCACCATCTACAATATTCCTTAATGAAGGATAGTGCTTTAAAATTGAAGCACGGTCCTTTAGTGAAGATATTATAGTGAGTGTTGCTCTAACTTTTAAGTTTGATTCAGTTTTATAAAATACACGATCATCCCAAGGGATGGCCATGGTTTTTAATAAAATCGGTCAATCAGAAAACTTAGCAGCTTTCTTCGTCAGGTTCAGATATAATTCTTCGATTCCTGAATAAGCATTCAGGATTGGAAGACTTTGTATCAACGCCCAACCTTGTTCGAATTGATTATCGGGTAAACCAGTCAATTTCTCTACAAGAGAAATTGATAAAGGTCCTAAACCAACACACTTTCGTTTAGAAGGTTTGTTGATGAAGGACCCAGGGTTACTGTTTGCGAATTCCTCAACCATGATGTTCTCTAGTATGCTTTTGCATTCTATAGGACCAAGTGGAGGGGAAAAGGTGTAGCCTAGCTTCTCCAGAACTGAATTCAGTTCTGAACAGGATAGGGACCCATTGATTATTTTAATAATCAATTCGGAAACAAATGATTTGATTTCTATCTCCTTCTTGATGGAAGAAGGTAGAGATCGAACCATTCCATAATACATTCGAACAGCAACAGGAATTCCATGCAAAAAGGAAAAACCCTTTTCCGAACACTGGATCAATAAATTTGTTAGTAAATAGTAGTATTTACCTTCATTTTTAAGAGCAGATATAGGAAAATGAGTCACTTCTGAACCTTTCCAGAATAAGCGTTTAGCAAATTCTAGGAAGTGAGGAGAAGAGAATGTTTTAATAGGAGAAAATTCAACTCCTAAAGAAACAATTACCTCTTTATATAGAAGAGCGACTGCATCATTTTTAATAACGATATCATCACCAAGTAGACAATAAGGTAGAGATTTTCAATCAATACCCAATTGCTTACAACAGTAAAAGATAACGTAATGATGTGCGAGTGCAAAAGAAGCGAATGATGAGTAAGCACCCATAGGGTTACCGACTGAGTAAGATATCATCTTGCCGTCGATAACAAAAGGGTACTTAACCATTAATCGTTCTCAAGCACTAACATACCATGATGGCAGTACGCCTCTAAGAACCTCCGCTTCCAAACGAATCGGGAAACGGTCTGTGGCTGATGAAAGATCAATAGAATGAAATAAACTTCCATTTGATTGAACTTCCTCAGTTAAGATTAGATCCTTAAAGCTCGATTGCTTAAAGGTTACATCCTGACGGATTTTTCGAAGAATTCGGTAAATATAAGAATGCAAAGGACGAAGACTACTTTGACTAAAGTAATCTAAGATCGCAATGGTTCTTACCTTCACCTCTTTATCAGCAAAAGAACATAATCTACGGAGAGGGGATGGAATCAAATCCATTAACCCTAACGTTAGAATTATTTCCTTTGACGACAAAAGAAGGTCAAGTTTCTCCCTCATCTTAGGACCCCCGACCAATTTAATATCTTCCGCCATGTCTGGCGGTAAAGAATATAAATCAGAAAGGGAAGTCCAAAGGGCATTTCCATGTTTAGTGGAAATCGGCCCAGAGGCAGTACTTAACTTGAATCTTTGAAAATTCAAACAAGATGGAACCTTAGTTGGTTGAGTGTACCCCAGCTCTTTTCAGAATTCAGGGATCCATTTACCAATTGCGACAGGATACTCACATTTGAGTCCTGCCACAATAGGTGTGGTGTCAACCACAAGATCCTTTGAAGAAAGAAAAGTAGACCTTCCACAGAAAAGTACAGTATTGAGAATCTGCATAAATGGAGATTCTCCTCTACGTACATCCTGTATAAGGTCACCAAAGATCTGGGGTATACCATCAGAAGTAACTTTTACCCCCTTAAGCTTAATTGGATGACCCGCTAAGTAGTTAAAGAATACAGTTCTAACATCTTTAAGATGTAGAATCATGTACCTAAAACCACGAGAGCGAGAAATCTTTTCAAGCCTAAGGAGAAATAGGTTAATCCTTACAAGTGTACCGGAAAGTTGTGGATGAACATTCACAACCAACCATTTAATCACTCTCCAAGTTAATCTAAGTAAATGTAATGACAAAATGTTCATGAAATTTATTTAGATGACCCCATCCGGGGTCGGGCTTAAAGAGTGATAAGGTATACTAATTGCATACCAGAATTCCTTATCAAAGCTTATCAAGCGATGATAAAGTGCGTTACGACGCAACGCCGAGACTTACTCGGACCTTACCAAAACTCGAAAGAGGGGGTGGTAAGGCGCAGACTCCGTATGGAG